ATGAGAAAAAGCGTGAATGCCGCTTTGGCGCAAAGCGAGGAAACAACGGAAGAACTGGTCGGCATCCTGACCGCCATCAGCGTGGTGTCAAAGCGGCTGGCAAAAAAGCTGGCGACGCTCGAAAAGCCGCCTGACGAAGGGAGGGACAAAACGGATGGAACAGCCGAAACCGCTGCTGCCCATGCCGATTAAAGCTAAGCCCTACAGGCATCAGATTGAAGCGTTCAATTTTGTATGCGGCAAGTTCGGCTTGATTCCGGCGAGCGGGATGGCATCCTCCGGCGCGGCGCTGCTTATGGAAATGGGCACCGGCAAGACCATCACCAGCATTGCGGTCGCCGGCGCTCTGTATCGGGCGGGCAAAATCCAAAGACTTCTGGTGGTGGCCCCGCTCTCCATTCTTGGCGTTTGGGACGAGGAATTCGCCAAGTTCGCGCATTTTGATTACAGCCTTGCGATTCTTGAAGGAAGCGCCGCAAAGAAAATTGATACCCTTAGGCATATGCGCGGCTCTCCCCTGCAAGTCGCGGTAATCAATTATGAATCGGCATGGCGGCTGGAAAAAGAGCTGTCGGCATGGAACCCCGACCTGATTATTGCCGACGAAGGGCACAAGATCAAAACCCATAACATTGCGGCGTCCAAGGCCATGCACCGGCTGGGCGTGCGGGCAAGGTACAGGCTGCTGCTTACCGGAACGGTCATCACCAACAAGGCCATAGACGTATTCAGCCAATATAAATTCCTCAACTCGGCAATCTTCGGCCAGAGCTTCTATGTGTTCCGCAACCGGTATTTTGATATGGTCGGCTACGGCAACCACACGCCGGTGCTCAAAAAATCAATGGAGCAGGATTTGATGAAAAGGCTCCACAGCATCGCATTCCGGGCAACCAAGGCAGAATGTTTAGACTTGCCGGAGACCACCGACATTGTGCGGTATGTGGAGATGGAACCCGCTGCCATGAAGATCTACAGGGATCTGGTCAGGGACAGCTATGCGGAGCTGGGCAAGGGCGAAGTGACGGCCACAAACATATTGACCTGCCTGCTCCGGCTGTCGCAGATAACCGGCGGCTTTATCGGCGGCGACGAAGGCGGCCCGGTTCAGCGCGTCAGCACTGCAAAAGAGAAAGCGCTTGAAGATATTATCGAGGACGTTTTGCAAAGCGGCAAAAAGCTGGCGGTCATGGCGCGGTTCATTCCGGAAATCAAAGCCATCTGCAGGCTTCTTGAGAAAAAAGGCATCGGATACTCGCTCCTGATGGGCGGCGTTAAAGACCGAGAGGAGCAGGTGGCGGCGTTTCAAAACGACCCGGAGGTTCAGGTGTTTGTCGGGCAGATCGCGACCGCGGGACTGGGCGTGACCCTCACTGCCGCCAGCACCATGGTGTTCTATTCGCTGGACTACAGCATGAGCAATTTCGAGCAGGCCAGGGCCCGCATCCACCGCGTCGGGCAGAAAGAAAACTGCACCTATCTGTACCTGACGGCAAAAGGCACCGTCGATGAAAAAGTGCTGAAGGCGCTGAGGGACAAGGCTGATCTGGCGAGAATGCTGGTGGACGATTACAGGAGCGGGCTCAATCCTTTTGCTGCAGGGGGTGAAAAAGCATGAACGAGCAAGCTGAAAAGATGTTTGAACTGGCAGAGCAGCTTAAAGAACTCAAAGACCTGAAGAAATCCGCCGAGCAGGAGCTCAAGGAAATCAACGACAGGATCGACGAGACGGAGTACCGGCTGTCGGAGCTGATGGCGGAAACCGAAACGCAGAACTTTACCCGGGGCGGCGTAATGTTCTACCTGACCGGCACAATGAGGGCTTCGGCTGCCGCAGGCCGGAAAGAGGAACTGTACTTAGCGCTCAAAAAAGCAGGTTTCGGCGACCTGGTCTATGAAACGGTCAACGCCAATTCCCTGTCGGCCTTTGTCAAGGAGCAGATGGAAGAGAACAGCGATGAGCTTCCCGGCTGGCTTTCGGGGCTTGTAAACGTCTTTGAAAAGACCTCGGTCGGGATGAGAAAAGCGGCAAAGTAATCATGCGAAAAGAAAAAAACACATTGAAAATTGGAGGTATGGAATATGTCGGCTAAAAAAGAAATGGCGTTAACAAAGCAGGACAACGGTTTTTTAAGGCTTGCCGATTTCAACATGGCAGGAATGATGGCCGAGGAACTGGGCGGCCTGGATATGAGCTTTGAGCGGATTAAAATCCCGTCGGCGGGCAGCACCGTCTTTGAAGTGCCCGGCGAAAACCCGGGCGAGCCTGATACGGTCAAGGAATTCTCGGCGGTGATTTTGTACCATCATCCGCTTCATGCCTATTACAAAACAAAATACACCGGAGGCAGCCAGCCGCCCGACTGCGGCAGCTTCGACGGCATAACCGGCGAAGGCGACCCGGGCGGGAATTGCAGCACCTGCCCGCTGAACCGGTTCGGCACAGGCGAAAACGGCAGCAAGGCGTGCAAGAACCGTCGCAGGATTTATGTGCTGCGCGAAGGCGAAATTTTCCCGCTGCTTTTGTCCCTTCCCACCGGCTCGTTAAAGGAATTTACCAAATACATCAAGCGGCTGCTGGGCAAGGGCAGGAAATCCAACAGCGTGGTGACGCGCTTTTCATTAAAGAAAGCCACCAACAGCGGCGGCATCGCCTATTCGCAGGCGCAGTTTGCCATAGACAGGCCACTCACTTCCGAGGAATACGCGCTTATCGGCAGGCTGTCCGAGCAGGTCAGGGAGTACAGCAGGCGGGTCGGTTTCGAAGCGGACAATACCGGGGAAACGGACATTGATGAAGAGGCATTTGCGGATCCCGAAACCGGCGAGATAATACCACCCCACGAAGCAGGCTTCGCGGGGGCCCCGGTTGAGCCATTAAAATAAGAACCAAGCTTTGGGCGCGGGAGCAGGATTCATTCCTGTTCCCCGCTTTAGGCGGATGGGAGGGACTATGGAATATAAATGCGTGACAGATTTGGCCAAATTACAGGATTATATTGGCGAAGCGCGGCTGATTGCTTTTGACTTTGAAACCGCGCCCCGTGAGGAATACCGCAAAGATGAAAAGGCGGCGCTGGACGCCCATAAGGCGGATATCGCCGGAGTGAGCTTCTCCGTTTCCGAAGGAACGGCGGTTTATGTTCCGTTAAGGCATAAAACGGGAAAGAACGCCGGTTCGCCGGATAAGATCATGCAATGGCTGACGGAAAGAGTATTTGCTAATAAAGAGATTGTAAAAATCGCTCACAACCTGAGCTTTGAGGCGATGTTTTTATACGCCATCGGAATCGTGCTGCAGCCGCCCTGCTATGACACCATCGCGGCGGCACAGATGACGCTCAAAAGCAATACGGCATTCAGGACACTATCCGACAGCGGGCTGAAAGCGCTGGCGCAGGAGCTTTTCGGCACGGAACTTCCAAGCTTTGAAACGGTGACGGCAGGAAGGTATTTTGACGAACTGGATCCGCAGGACGAAGAAACCATCCGCTATGCCTGCGCCGACAGCGATTATGCCCTGCGGCTGCATCATCTTTTCAACAGATGGTTTGACCGTTATCTGCCCAAGCACCGCTTTATCATAGAAAAGCTTGAATCGCCCGCAGCGGTTTACTGCGGGCTTATGAAGTACAACGGCCTGCTTGCAGATCAGGAACTGATGCTTAAAAAACAGGCGGAGGCCGAAGGGAAGCTTGCGGAGCTGCGGGAAAATATCGCCTTTATGATCGGCGATGTGAATATCGGGGCAAATGCTTCAACCTCGGCTTTCAAGAAATATCTGTACGATGATTTGAAGCTGCCGGTATTCAAAACGACGGCAAAATACCAGGAGGCCATGGACGACGAGGCCATGATCCTGCTTGCGGAATGGTGCCCCGAAAACCGTCCTGAACTTGCGGCGCTGTTTGAACTGGTGCAGGAGTACCGCAGATGGGGAAAAATCAAATCCACCTACATAGACGGGTATCTGGAGCATATAAACAGCGCCACCTGCAGGATCCACCCCGATCTGTTCCCGCTGGGCACCGAGACGGGACGCTTTGCGGCGAGGAACCCAAATTTGCAAAACTGCCCCCGCAAGGACAACGACCCTGTCGGCGTGCGCAATTTCTTTGTCGCCCCCAAGGGAAAAGCTCTGCTTTCGCTGGACTTTTCCCAGATCGAGCTGCGTATCGGCGCGTTCTACTGCCGCGACGGGCGGATGCTGGAAACCTATCGTGCCGGCGGTGACATCCATGCACAGACCACTTCGGTTATTTACCGCATTCCTTTTGAAGAGGCAGCGGACAAAAATGCTCCACACTATAAAGAGCGCAGAACCATCGCAAAGAACTGTAATTTCGGCGTTTTCTACGGCCTGTTTCCCACCGGCTTACAGAGGACACTAAAATTTAAAGCAGGCCTAAACCCAACTTTGACCGACTGTGAGACCATCATTCAAAACTTGAAGGCCGGGTATCCTGGCCTTGCCAGGTGGCAGGATGAAGTTAAAAAGCGGACTGCTATAAACTGCTATACGGAAACATGGCTGGGCAGGCGAAGGTACCTGGTGGGAATTCGGTCATCAGATTGGGGCAAGAAGTCGTTTGCCGAACGGTGCGCGTTAAATACACCTATTCAGGGGACAGCAGCAGATATTTTAAAGCTTGCCTGCGGGCGCATTATCAGTGGACTTCCCGAAAGGCTCTGGCTGAAACCTCTACTACAGATACATGACGAGTTGGTTTTTGAATTGCCGGAAGACAAGGTGGATGAAGCAGTTGCCTTTATAAAAAAGTGTATGGAAACACAACCCTTCCCTGAATTTGATGTACCCATCGTGGCAGAAGCCTCGATAGGCAGAAATTTTGGAGAAATGAAAGAAATGGAGGATTGATGTTATGAATAATTTACAGGTTTTTAAGAATACAGAATTTGGCGAACTTAAAGTACTCGTTATTGATGGAAAGGAATACTTCCCTGCAACAGATTGTGCAAGGATGCTGGGATACAGTAACCCACACAAGGCAGTAATAGATCATTGTAAGTACCTAACAAAACGTGAGGTACCTCATCCGCAAAATCCTGAAAAAACCATCAATATAAATTATATTCCTGAAGGTGATTTGTTCAGGCTGATAGTTAAATCCCAACTTCCTGCAGCCGAACGCTTTGAGATATGGGTCTTTGATGAAGTGCTGCCTACGATCAGAAAACATGGAGTCTATGCTACGGATAAAGTTATCGAAGAGATGATTTCCAATCCAGAGTATGGCATCCGGCTTTTCTCCGGACTGAAGGCAGAACGCGACAGACGGAAAGCTTTGGAAATAGAAAACGCAAAGAATAAACAGATTATCAGCGAGTTAAAGCCCAAGGCAAGCTATTACGATCTCATATTGCAAAATAAAAGCCTTGTGCCGATCAGCAAGATTGCCAAGGATTACGGAATGTCTAGCCGCGCTTTCAATAAGCTGCTTCATGAACTTGGGGTACAGTACAAAATGGGAAACTGCTGGCTTTTATATCAGGAGTACGCCGATCAAGGATACACGCAATCCAAGACCCATGCTATTGATGCAGAAAGAAGCGTAATGCACACATATTGGACACAAAAAGGAAGGTTATTTATTTATGACCTTCTCAAAAACAATAAAGGTATATTGCCTGTAATCGAACGTGAACAAAAAAGCGCATAGGCAGGGGGTAATACCATGAGTATCAGCAAGTTTAACGCGGAAGGATATTACGACCCCACACCCTATGAAGCACTGCTTAGGATTGAGCGGGAAGCCAGGAAAGCGCCTTACAGACCGATGGTGTTCATTTGCAGTCCATATGCCGGGGACACAGAACGCAATATACGTAAGGCACAGGGGTACTGCCGCTTTGCAGTGAGCAAGAATTGCATACCTATTGCTCCGCATCTCTTGTTTCCGCAGTTTATGGACGACGATGATGAACAAATGCGAAATTTAGGCTTGTTCTTTGGCATGGTATTGATGTCAAAGTGCTCAGAAGTGTGGGTGTTTGGCAGGAAAATTACTAAAGGCATGTCCATTGAGATTGAAAAGGCAAAGCAGCGCAGCATTCCGATCCGGTATTTTAATGAACGATGCGAGGAGGTGCAGTGTAAGTGAGCATCTCATTCCCTAAAGAACTGGCTGACCGGAAGCAATGGATATGCTGGCGTCTGGAACCAAACACAAAGGACGGAAAAGACAGTAAAATCCCTTACAATCCCTTAACCGGCAGAAAAGCCTCAAGCACTAACCCAAACGACTGGTCGACCCTTGACGATGCGATTGCGGCAAAAGAACAATATCTCTATACCGGATTAGGTTTTGTATTCGCAAAAAGCGGAGGCTTAGTAGGAGTTGACATAGATCACTGCCGCGACAAAAACACTGGAGAATTAAACGATACCGCCAAGGCTATCCTTGAGCGGTTTCCGTCCTATACGGAAATCAGTCCTTCAGGAACCGGGCTTCATATCTTCTATAAAGGGGAGATGCCTGCCAAAGGTAATAAAAATACAAAAACCGGCGTTGAAATGTATGCTCACAGCAGGTACTTCACAATGACTGGTGATCCATTGCCCGGGACTCCTGATAGCATTGCTGAAGATAACGGAGCGCTGGACTGGATACATGAGAACTATATCAAAAGCAAGAAGCGGAGCGGGAAAAGCAAGAAAGACCGTAAGAATTTTAAGCTAGAACCGCTAACAGATGAGGAAATCCTGGAGAAAGCCCGGACAGCCGAAAACCATAAAGAATTTAACCTGCTATGGGAAGGAAAATGGCAGGAAGCAGGGTATCCCAGCCAGTCCGAAGCCGACCTTGCCCTTTGCTGTATGTTAGCTTTCTGGTCAGGCAAAAACAAAGAGAAGATGGACAGGCTGTTTAGAAAGTCTGGGTTGTTCCGGGAAAAATGGGATACGGTGCACCATGCAAGCGGGGCAACATATGGGCAGGAGACACTGGACAAGGCCATTGAAGTCACAGAGAACGTATACAGCCGCGAAAGCGAGTCAGTTATCTTTGAACATGAGGGCAGGTATTACCGCACCAGAGGCGAAAGCGTGTATCCTATAACAAACTTTATCATTCAGCCGGTGGAGATGATTGTATCGGATGATGAAACGCAGATGACCGCCGATCTTGTTACAATCCGCGATGAAATATACCGCCAGACATTTATGACTACCGACTTCAATAACATCCAAAAGTTCAAAAATATCTTGAACCGCCGGACAATATCCTTAGGTTATTTTGGCTCAGAAGGAGATTTAGAGCTGCTGAAAGGTTATATATCTGAAATGGAGTGGGTACAAAAAACTGGGGTCAAGGCTCTTGGAATTTATGAGCATGGCGGGCGGATGGTATATGTTTCAACGGATGGTGCCATTGAAGCGGGAGGCAACATTGTCGAAGATATCGTGCAGCTTGATAAGTATAAAAGTATAACAACCGATATCCTAACCTTTGAGCCATTGACAAAGGAACAGCTTATTATGCTTGGTGAGTGGATCCTCAGCTATAACGAACCCATAAAAACGGTGTCAGTAATGGCCTGGGTGGCCGGATGCTTTATTAAGCCGCATCTTAAAAAATTAGGCATTAAGTTTCCGCACTTATTGCTTGTCGGAGAACAGGGCAGCGGAAAGAGTAATACATTGGAGCGGGTTATCCTGCCGGTATTTTCATGCAGTAAAATCCGAGCGGCTACACAGGTTACCGCATTTACATTGATGAAAGAATCTGCATCATCAAATCTGATACCACAGCTGATGGATGAGTTCAAACCTTCAAAGATAGACAATCTAAGGCTAAATGCCTTATACAACCATCTTCGAGATGCATATGACGGGCATGAAGGTGTCCGCGGCCGGGCGGATCAAAGCGCTGTTACTTATGAGCTATTGGCACCCATCATTGTAGCTGGTGAGGAATCGCCGGATGAAGCGGCTATCAGGGAACGGAGCATAGAATTGCTTTTCAGTAAGAAGGACTTAAAACCAGCCAGCCATAGACAAGCATTTTATAAGTTGTGTGCAAAAGCTGATCTGCTTGGCAGCTTCGGCCGGAGCCTGCTGGATACAGCACTCAGAGTATCGGTTGCTGAGGCAGAGAAGTGGTATGAGGAAGCAAAGTCGGAGATATCTGATGAGTTTCCATCCCGTATCGTCAATAATCTTGCCTGCTGCTATGCCGGATTGAGTTTAGTTAACAAGCTTTGTGAATTCCTTAATGTTACATGGTCTGAAGTGTTTCCTATTAACAAAGGGGCATGTACACGTTATCTCCAGAATGGTGTGCAGGAGTACTTGCTGGATGGCGGCAGCAACAACAAGACTATTGTAGAACAGACGCTGGAAATCATGGCCCGGATGAAACTGGCTCCAAACCAAGATTACACTTTTGATAAAGGCGGCAAGGTTATCGGGATTCGTTTCTGCGATGTATATGACCGCTATACCAAGTACAGGCGCGATTATGCAATCACAGGGGAATGTCTTCCGTATAACCAGTTTCTGAAGCAGTTGCGGCAAAGTGACTTTTTTCTGGAGAGCAATAAAACGATGCGTTTCGGGAATGAAACTAAGAAAGCCTGGGCTCTTGATTTTTCGATATTAAAAGAGCGATGCGATGTGAGCGGCTTTGAGATCACAGATATTGAGCCTCTTTAACCTCAAAAAAGGTAACAAGGTAACAAAAAGGTAACACCCGAAACGCTGATGAATAGCCACTTGTTACCTATGTTACCTTTGTTACCTCAACTTTATATATACGCGCGAGAGATGAAATTATTTTTTGAAAAATAAAAAATAAAAAAAATAAATATTTGTGTCTATACCTACCCCAAAAAAGAGGTAACAAGGTAACAAAATCCGCAAATGCGCTTGTAAAGCGGGTTTGAGAAGTTACCTTTTTAGAAATACCAGGGTAACAAGAGGGGAAAAGGTAACATTTTTGGAGGATAAGCGGTTGTGTCTGAAAAGAGTATTGTGACTAAAATCCTGCGGTACTTAAAGACAGTACCGGGGTGTTTCTGTTGGAAGGAACATGGCAGTATGTACGGGACAGCAGGAATACCGGACATTATTGCCTGTGTAAACGGACGATTTGTAGCTTTTGAAGTAAAAACCCCATCGGGAAAGACAACAAAACTGCAGGAAGCAACCATCAAAAAAATCCTCAATGCCGGAGGGGTGGCAGCGATTGTCCATTCGGTAGATGAGGTGAAGGTTATTCTGGAAAAGTATGACCTTCTGCAAGGAACGAAGTAATAACGGACAAAGAAACAAGCACTGCAAAGCAATGCAAAAAAGCACACTGCTTCAAAGATCAAGGTTTTTTATCTTGATTTTTTGGAGGTGCAATATGCTGATTGCATGGCAGTATTTAGATAAAAAAGCGGCTGCTGTTGAAGCTTTGAAAGATTACAGCAGCATGCAGTACATTATCGAACACAGTGATGAGGATATATATGAAGTTGAAACCCGTATGACAAGCCCTCACAGTGCAAAGATTACCGGAGTTCCGGGCAAACACAATCCCAAAAGCGGCGAAGAACGCCTTGCTGCTTGCCTTGACGAGATTGATGTGTTGAAAGAACGTTACAGACGGGCATTGGAATATATGGAGTGGTTCAAGCCTGCTTGGGAAGCCTTGTCGGAGGAAGAACAGTTTATACTGACAGAGTTTTTCGTCAATGATGTAAGTAAAACAGAAGCCGTAGCAAACATCGGAGAGAAGCTGTTTCTTGAAAGAGCACAGGTGTACCGCAAAAAAGACAAGGCGCTTAATCATCTGGCACTGCTTTTATACGGGAAGTAGTTTAAGATAACATTAGCTGCATGTTAAATAGGAAACCCACTTAGATAGAACGAACTACCTAAGTGGGTATTTTTAATGGCCTACTGTATTGCGCTTAAAATAAGCTCGTAGGATCTGTTATTTATTAATATGCTTTGTTAGTATGAATTTATTACAGTATTTCTTGCCAATTTTCGGGAAATCCATAATGCCTAAAGTCAACCAAAGGATATTGTTCTTTTATCTGAGTTATATGTTCAACAACAAGCTTAAAGTCTAGAGGAAGAGTGATTGATTTAAGTACTAATATGTATGAAAACAATTTATCGTAAACTTTATGACCGTTTTCGACTCGAAGAAGGTTTTTTTCCTTTTTTGAAAGCCAAGGTTTTCTAGTAAATAGACGGTTAAATAAGCGTCCACCGTGCGCACAAATATTTCTCAGAATGGTAATACAATGTAATAAATTTTCAACAATCTTATGTCTATTATTCGATGTAAAGCCCAAATGGAGAGCTATAGTTTTTCGCAATTCTTCGTCTAAAATCGTATATAGTTTTGAGGCATCAGATATAGTGAGAACCTCGACATAAACCCAAAACGGTAGAATATCATTTTTATTTTCTTTATGATGTTTTAGAAACAATTCTGATTCAGTCATTGCATTTTTTTGAGAATCAGCTTTTCTCGCTATGTAAAGGTAATTTTCTATTATGGGTAGATCAATTTTACCGTTATTAGTACAGCAGAAATTATTTATATCTAGATAACCTAAAGGACCATATTTTTCGCTATGGAAGTAAGCAATCATTGATTTTATTCGAACTTCAACTGCTTCAATAACCGATAACATTATATGTCGCATACGACGATCGGCCTCATATATTTGCATCAATGTTTCTAATGAAGCACTCTTAAAAAAAGTATCGTTTTGACGTAGCGTTAAAGAGTATCCGCTTATTCGATAATAGTTGTTGTTTAAAAGAAACTCTTTCGCTTTTTCGTATTGATCATCGTTAATAGTCAATTTCCTCTTTTTCAATAGCTTTATCTGATCATCAATTGATAAGAATGGTTTTACTGTATCCATATTTTTCTCCTTAAATGCAAAAAGCCCACTAAGTGTGCATGTCAACGACAGAGGCCTGTGGGATTCGTTAGTATTATATTACACCAAGGCACATGATTTGTCAATACTTTGCGAAATGCTTTCAAAGAATTTGATTATATAAATATTTTATAGTCCGCATAGAATAAAGTCAATTATGCATGAGATTTTTATGAGATGTAAAACACAGAAATCCAATATATAATGATATCGTGGAAAAATGACATAAAATGCATAAGCCCTTCGGGGCTTTTTTTATGCCATAAAACAGGAGTGAGGGAAGATGGTCGATAAATGCTTTGGCAGTAACGGAAGAGATGGCTGCAATGTCCTGACTGTGCACAAGTGTCTGCAAGAGAAATGTTCCTTCTATAAAAGCACCCAAGATTTAGAGGAAGACAAGAAGAAGACTTATCTTTTGCTGGCAGCTTTACCACCAGATATGCAGCGATATATTTCGGATAAGTATTATAACGGCAGGATGCCATGGGCGAAAAGTAAATGTGCTGTTTAGTATTCCAGATGAGATTTTTATGAGATGAAATTCAATAAAAATCCAAATATAATGGTATTGTGAAAAGTTATGGATAAGCCTTCATGGGATGAACCTGTGAGGGCTTTTTTATACCCGTAAAGGAGGTGGCCAGATGCCGAGAAAACCAAAAAGGCCTTGCTCCTTTCCTGGCTGTCCTGAGCTAACGGACGGAAGGTACTGCGACACGCATCAAAAGCAAGTAGATGCTTATTACAATAAATACGAACGAGATCCCCAGATAAGAAAACGCTATGACCGGAGATGGAGACGCATCAGGGACAGATATATCTCAGAGCACCCGCTTTGCGAGGAGTGTCAAAAGTACGGAAGGCTTACACCAGCCGAAGAAGTGCATCATATTATCCCTTTATCCAAAGGCGGAACCAATGCAGACAGCAACCTTATGAGCCTGTGTAAACAATGCCACTCATCGATTACTGCCCGCGAAGGGGAGCGGTGGGCAAGACGGTAGGGGGCTAAAAATCTCTGGTGGATATGTTTTGTGCAACGGGCGGGGGGTCACGCGCGAAAAGTCGCAGTTTCAAACGGGGTATATCCCTCGTCGTCGCAAACTGCGCTGTGCTCGTTTTGACGCCAGCGTCAAAAGCTCGCCCGCTCCGTTGCTCCTCCTCTCCCCACAAAGCCTGCGGCTTTGCGGGGGCCCCAATCAATTACAGGAATCGAGGTGATGTGTATGGCAAAGGACGGTACCAGCCGCGGCGGCGCGCGCATTGGTGCGGGACAAAAGAAAAAGCCGCTGGCTGACAAGATTTTAGAAGGAAACCCCGGCAGACGCAAGCTTATGGTAATGGAGTTTACAGACACAGCAGATCTGGAAGGCCAGAGCATGCCGCCGCCAAGGGAGTATCTTGCCGCAAAGCAGAAGAACGGCAAAACGACACTGGCGGTGGAGATTTATGAAAAGACATGGCAGTGGCTTAAGGAACGCCGGTGTGTTCATCTTATCCCTGCACAGCTTATAGAGCAATATGCCCAGAGTGTGGCGCGGTGGATCCAGTGCGAGGAATGCATCACCGAATTTGGTTTTCTTGCCAAGCACCCGACGACCGGCAATGCCATCCCGTCGCCTTATGTGGCCATGAGCCAAAGCTTTATGAAGCAGGCCAATAACCTGTGGTATCAGATTTACCAAGTCGTACGGGAAAACTGTGCCAGCGAATACAAAGGAGCAACGCCGCACGACGACGTGATGGAAAAACTCCTGACGGCAAGGAGGGGTGGCTGATGCATAAAACAAATTCAATCTTTCTTAGGGAACTTAGAAAATATAAAGACCATTTAACGAAGCAGCAGTTTAAGACCCTGCGGGGACAAGTAATAAACGGAGATTGTGAGGGTGCTAAAAAGGGTCTTAAGAAAATATTAAACAGGAGAATGCAACATGAACATACAAAAAATATCTGTTGACAAACTTAATCCATCAGCATACAACCCGCGCAAGGATTTAAAACCCGGCGATAAGGAATATGAAAAGCTGAAACGGTCAATAGAGGAATTTGGCTATGTGGAGCCTGTTATCTGGAACCAAAAGACAGGAAATGTGGTAGGCGGGCATCAACGCTTAAAGGTTTTGCTGGACTTGGGGCAGACGGAGATAGACTGAGTCGTTGTAGATCTTGACCCACAGAGAGAAAAAGCGCTTAATCTTGCCCTCAATAAGATTCAGGGAGAGTGGGACGAGAATAAACTGGCAGAGCTGATGGCTGAGCTGGACGCTGGTGCCTTTGATGTTTCCCTTACAGGATTTGATGCTTCTGAAATTGATGAGCTGCTTAACCGATGGTATTCCAAAGAAGCGGTGCAGGACAGCTTTGATATAGATAAAGCGCATGAGGAAATCATGCAGCGCGAGCCGGTAACGAAGCGGGGTGATATCTGGCTTCTTGGAAATCACCGTTTGATGTGCGGCGACTCTACTAAGGATGAAGATTTTGAGAAGTTAATGGACGGGTGTCACGCACAGATGGCAGTAACTTCTCCGCCATATGGGGTAGGTAAAGAATATGAAAAAGCTGGGATTGAGCAATGGTTTGAAACAGTACGCCCAGTGATTAGAAATTTGTGCAGATATGCAGATATTGTCTGCTGGAACTTAGGTGATCTCTATGCTACCGGCTCCCAGTTTATTGAACCACCAGCGTTTACAGTGTGAATATGTTTTTGGACAATGGTTACCGCCCTATCTGGATCCGCATTTGGAAGAAACAAGGGCAAAATTTCGGCGTAGGACCTTATCATCTTGTTTCAAACAAGCCGGTTCAGCAGTATGAGTATATTTCAGCCTTCAGCAATAAAGGAGAAGTTGAGGAATATAACGATCAGGAATATGTATGGCTTTCAGCCTTTGCAGGACACAGTTATAAATTTGTGAAACGGCTTACAAAGGAAGAACGCAAGAAATGGGGCTACGCTGGGATATGGGAGATGACCACTGTCCGGGCAAACAAGGAGCATCCTGCAATGTTCCCTGTGGAGCTTCCATGGCGGTGCATCAAAATGCACAGCGATAAGGGCGGTATTGTGCTTGAACCGTTCTCCGGTAGCGGAACCACTATAATTGCGGCTGAACAGACCGAGCGTAAATGCTATGCGATGGAGTTATCTCCTGTTTACTGTGATCTGGCCGTTAAGCGCTGGGAGGAATTCACCGGTGAAAAAGCCGTCAAACTGGGGGGTTAAAGACTTATGGATATACTTAAAATACCAGCAGAAAAATTAAAACCTTCGAAATATAATCCGCGGAAGGACTTAAAACCGGGCGATCCTGAATACGAGAAACTCCGCCGATCCATTGAAGAGTTTGGATATGTAGAACCGGTCATATGGAACAAACGAACCGGGAACATCGTCGGCGGACATCAGCGGTATAAAGTACTAACAGCTTTGGGGTATAAGGAGATTGACTGTGTTGTAGTTGATTTGGATGAACAACGAGAAAAAGCACTCAATGTTGCACTGAATAAAATCAGCGGCGAGTTTGATATTCCGCTTTTGACTGATTTGCTTATGGACTTGAATGAAGATGGCTTTGACATTTCCCTTACCGGGTTTGATGCCGCGGAAATCGATGAGTTGTTCCGCGATAAAACAACCACAAATGTCAAAGAGGATAATTTCGATGCAGAAAAGACAGCAGCAGAGATTAAAGCTCCGGTTACCAAAAAGGGCGATATATGGACGCTTGGCGGCCACCGGCTGATGTGCGGTGACAGTACCCTGCTTTCAGATGTGCAAAAGCTGATGGATGGCCAAAAGGCGAGGTTTATTTTCACAGACCCACCTTGGAACGTGGATTACGGTTCAGATACCAAGCATCCGAGCTGGAAGCCAAGGCAAATTCTAAATGACAAGATGAGCACCGAAGAATTCGGCGCTTTTTTGTTTTAA